AACTGATTTTGCTTTGTCTTTTTCAACTGGTACAACTAAACGCATACGACTATCAATTGTCATACCCAATTTGCCACATATGCTTATAATTTCTCTTGTAGTATCCATAAATGTGACATATGGTCCTGTTTTACGATGGTTATCTGGTTGATACGTACCAACTTGTTGCATTTCTTGATATGCTTCATCGCTAATATCAACTAATTGACAATATTTTTTTATCAAACCATAGTCTAGTTCTGCAATTGGTAGTTGTTGTAAAAGAGGAACAACACGCACCCATTCTTTAACAGCACCTTCGGTTAAATCTTCTGGTAAATTTTCTGCATTAATCTGATCGAACTCATAAAGCCCATTTTCTACGTTTTCTGTTTCTTGCAATTCTTCTTTAGTGCGGTGTCCTTGCTTTTGTGGGTTCAATTTACGTGGTCTAGCCATCTGACCACCTCCTTTTGTAAAATTACAACATTGAGTTTTGGGAATTTG